GCATTTATATATGACATTGGAAATAAGCCGAGCAGTTCTTTTAGTTCATTCATTAGTTCAGTATTCATTTCTCCTCCTAACATCTTCAAGTTAATTTTTAAAAGTGTCGTTACATTCATGTTTTTTAATTTCTACATCTAATGCATGTTTTAATGTTCTGGATAATGTATAACAACCTGAATATTCACTGAGTGCAACCAAATGTTCATACTCATCTTTCGTAAGTGTAATCTGTACCCTCTTCTTCAATCAAACTCTCCTAAAACGGCAATCCGTCATCATCAATATCCATCGGCTGACCACTGAGCCCTGGTGGCATCTGCTCATCCATACTGGAATAGTTAGCACTATTATCACGCTTTTCAAGCACCTGAAAACTCTCAGCGACAACCTCGGTCACATAGACCCTCTGCCCTTGCTGATTTTCATAGCTTCTGGTCTGGATTCGTCCTGTAATAGCAATCAGATGACCTTTCTTGGTCCAATTAGCCAGATTTTCGGCCTGCTGACGCCACAATACGCAATTGATAAAGTCAGCTTCCCGCTCTCCTGTCGATTGATTTTTAAAATTGCGGTTAACCGCCAAAGTAAAAGTCGCAACGGCTTGATTAGACGGTGTATAACGTAGCTCTACGTCCCTCGTCAATCTACCGACCAATACAACATTGTTGATCATCTATTATCTCCTCTCCCACGGCTGTCGCTGATGGCTATAATACGGGTACACCAGTCGAATTTTCCCTCTTGAAGCTAGCGCCCTATGCTCATAAGGCTTGACTTGCTCGTACAGCTCGTCTATTTTATCCAACATGCGTTGTCGCGGTGGTCGTCCGTCTAGCCATTTGTAGACAGATAGAGTCGTCACACTCATCTCGGTCGCAAATTGGTCTCTCGTCCATCCTGTCTTTTGTAGGATGTATTTGATTTTATCTGCTGTGGTCATTCCAACTCCTCCAACGCTACCCACCTAAACTGTGGGTATTTTTTAGCTTCTTCTTGGGTGCATTTGTAGGCTAGCCTCTCTAATTTTTCTAAAAAATCTGTTCCATTTATAATAAATGTACTCGTGCCAGCTTCTTCTGTGTCTATAATGTAGTTGTATTTAAAAAACATTATATCTGGCACATCGACCAGTAGCACGCCTAGTTTTTCATTAGTCATTAGTCATTAGTTACCACCTCCACCAATTCCGGATTTTCATAAATATTGCCGATGATTTCGCAATCAAGCACATGGCCATCGAGTAAATCCTCCATGTCAACAGAGACTCTGTTAGAAAAATGCCAACCCAACTGACATATCTCGACAACTCCTTTATTTACAAATACATTTTCATTATCGCTGGCATCTTCGAAGGATACCACATCTCCCTCAAAAATCTCCTTGCCGTTGACATCAAACAGCCCTGTGGATTGCATGAGGACGCAATCCTCAAAACCAATCACATCTCCATATACATGGTCGCCCCCTTCTACCGTATAATCATGATAGTTATAGTAAATAAATCCGTTTTTAAAATCTATGCTCTCAGCCAGAACCATGTGTGTAGTCCCATCATTAACTTTTCCAAAAAATCTAAACTTCGGTATCATTTTCTGCCTCCTTCGTAAAATAGCCAACTAGCCCCTAATCCAAACATTATCTTCTGAGCAAGCGTCATCTCGTGGATGATGTTAGGGACAAACGAATAAAATATCAGTATAAATCCAATAGGCCTTAATAATTGTTTCATCATTCCTCCACAACGACCTTCACACCCTTGCAATCAAACACCCAACCAAAGCCAGCTGCTTCAAGCTTGTCTTTACCCACATGGGCATTTGAAGCGGCCAAGTCCGAACTGAAATACAAAATATTCTTTTCTTCTACAAGTGGTTGCCCATTAAACAACTCCACCGTATACAATTTTTCCCGCTCAATCTCATAGCCAAAAAGCCACGCTAGGGCGAAAGTCTCTTGGTTGTGCTCTAACCATTCGCCAGTATCATTGTATTCATCGCAGTAATCCATTGCACGGAGCAATCCATACCCTTCTTTATTTTTGCAATATTCGATACTATCAGCGATAAACTTCGGCACCACAACCTTCTGCGGTTCGTGGATTTGGGAGATTATTTCTTTTGCTTTTTCGAATACCACAACATCTTCTGCTCTGTCAAAATCTGTCGTTCTCACAACGTTCCACTCTAATTGCTCAATCGCTTCCTGTTTGTTCATCTTTTTTTCCCTCTACAAAAATAGTGTGACAATCCAAAGTAGGACGAATGTAATAATAGGGGTTCCGATTACTTTTGCCAATAATTCGACAAAATCATAATCATTTTCCTTTCGTCCACCGCTAACAATAATATAGCTGACCAGTATATCAAGACCTATCGCTTGTGCTAGTGTTATACTTGGGACTCCGTCTAAAGTTGTTAAGATGTTATTCCATCCATATCGTATTACCAATCCCGATAAGATAAAGCTTAACGGGAATACAAACAATACTGCCAGTAATTGTTCTCTTGTGCTCATTTTATTCATCTGTTTCCTCCATATCGCCTAAATAGCGTTCTTTCGTTCAAATTCGAGTGTCGCTTGCCTCAACTCAACACCCAACCGTTTAATTTTTGCTTTGTTCACTCTGCCATTGTACAATTCCAACGGCAGACCTTCGTTTCGATACTGCTTACAAAGATATTCGATGTATTCAAGATGATTCATCTTACCTCTCCAACCTCCTCGCTATCGCCTCAATCACATTAACTGTGACTGAGTTGCCAGCCTGTTTATATAGCTGGCTATTACTATTTACTGCCTGAGCTTTGTCAAACACCCAATCTGGAAAGCCTTGCAACCTCCAACACTCGCGAGGTGTCAGTTTGCGGATGCGGATACCATCTAATATGCCGAATGTCCCTGCTTTGGTATTTCCTTGGTGACCACTAGCTGTTAGGGTGCCAACCTCGTCTTTGATGTTCCGGTTGTAAAAATCATACACAACAACACCCTGCTCCTCGCCTGTCAAGAGAGTATTCGCCATCTGCTTCCCAACACGTCCCCGTCGTGTGGCAGAATTGGGATGTGACAGATTGATAGAATCACCAACCGTTGCCTCAGAATAACCTTTGGTAGTTGCCTCTTTGATGGCTAACAAGTTATTTTCCTGCCAGCTATTGCTAGTTAATGTAGGTGCTGTATCGTGTTCTCCACCTTGATTGTATCCGTGGCCTCGTTGGATGATTTTCGGCTGTTGACCCTCAATAATGTACGACCCGCTCCCTTGTGCTTCTCCGTACCTGGCGGTAATGGTATTTGTTGATTGTCCTTGTAGGCTACCAATCTCCTTGTCGCCTCCTCCGAAAGGAAATATCGCTCGTCCACCTGCTCCTCTAAGATGTCCGATAATAAACACCCGCTCTCGGTTTTGGGGGACTCCAAAATTCTTGCTGTTGAACACTTGCCATTCCGCATCATACCCCAGTTCATCCAACGCTCCGAGTATGGTCTCGAATGTATTTCCGTTGTCGTGGTTGAGCAATCCTGTAACGTTCTCAAGGAATAGATATTTAGGTCTGAGAATAGATGCGAACCTAGCAATCTCAAAGAATAAAGTCCCTCTAGTATCCTCAAATCCTGCTCGCTTTCCAGCAATGCTGAAAGCCTGGCACGGAAATCCTCCACAGATAACGTCCACACGTCCGATTTCTCGAACAGACTCATCTGTGACTCTTGTAATGTCATGAAATTCAAATTCTCCTTCCGTATCATGTATCGCCTTGTAGCTTTTTCTGGCAAATTGATCTATCTCGCAAAAACCGACACATTCGTGTCCTGCTCGTTCCATGCCAAGACGAAACCCACCAATGCCAGCAAACAGGTCTAGAAATTTCAAGATACATCCTCAACTTTCCCACATTACTTCCCTCCAACCAGTCAATCACCTTTTGAAACATCTCCGCTTGAGCTAACTGCCACCTGTCAAAGTCAGATTCAGCAGGTTTACTATCATCATATCCAACCAACCTAAGGTCTCTCTGTTCTGTTAAAAATTCAATTACTTCAGTTTTGGTCATTTGTATTCTCCCACTCAAAATTGATAACAATCTTAATGATATCTACAATAGTCTTATGCGCCCTGTCGTTAGCACTCGAAGACCATTTGTCCCACACATCACGGAACGGCATGAACCCTCTATCAAAACAATGTTCCATAAATTCTGTAGAATAAACATCCTCCTTTTCTAAAATATCATCGTATTCATCTAATTGTTGGCGGTATGACTCGCCTAACATCTTTGTAATTTCAAAACTTGTATCAGTACAACCTCTTAAATAAGACCTGCGAAGATTATCCAAATAAAGTAATTTGTCCTCAAATGTATAATCTTTATTTGTTCCTTTTGTAAAGTTCACAAAACTCTTTTTAACCAAATCTTCGAAATCAACCGGTAGACATTCTGTCTCAATAGTCTCAATATAAGGCAATCTAATTTTCATTCATTCTCTCCAATCTTCTCGATTTCGCCTTTGTAGAGAGCGTACTCTTTTTCTGGCACTACCATCAACTACCTCCATATCTGGTACGATGATATTCCTCTGCCATACGATCCAGCTCGGCTACAAAATCATCACCAGGCAAAGCCATCAAGCGAGCCTTTTCAGACATACGTAGCGGATAATTCGCTACTTGCCAATCCATCATCTTGTCTAGTTTCAAATAACCGTCCATTAGTCCTCCTCGATCAAATAAAAATTTCCATAATCTTTCAAAGCCCTAGAAACATGGATTGCAGCAGCTCGACTAGCAAACCGCATAGCCTGGCGCTCGTTACCGTAAAAAATGTCAATCCCTGTACAGTTGACCCGTACTTCTCTGATAAACGGTCTATCCTGCTTCGAGCCATGTTTAAGTTTCACCATTCTCCATAGCCTCCAACTCAGCGTAAATATCTGCCAACTTAGCCTGCCCCTCGGCAGTTTGTTTGCTTGCCAAAACTTTTTCAGCCCATTCTGGCACAGGTTCACCTTTTTCTTTGGCTAACATTTTAGCCTTCAAAGCCTGCATCCGTTGCATAGCTTCCTCCGATTTGTCCTGCTCAATTTCTTCCAAGGCCCATGCTGGTACATTTGTCTGTGCTGGTTTCGGAGCTCTAGGCACCATGTTCAGATACTTATCAAAATTCGACTCTCTGAACAAAGTTGACGGTTGGAGATATTTCTCCCATTCTGTACCTGTCCAGTTAGCTACCATGTTGTCAATGACCTTTTTGAAATCATCCAACTTGTAACCCTCGTTCCACCTAGCCTGAATAATTTTCTTGTTGCTATTCGACTGATAACGATAAGACTTTCCAGTGGCTGAATTTAAGTATTCAATGATTTCCTTAATAGGACATATATTATATATATCTTCTTCTTCTTTATCTATTTCTTCTTCTTTATCTAGTGCGTTACTATGCGTTACTGTAACGTTACATGTAACGTTACCATTTGCTAATGTTTTTTGTTTTTCTCTATGTTTTGCAACGCGTTTCCGAGCTTGCTCTCTAACCCTTTCCATACTTTCCACGCTCTGATGTTTCTCCCAATTCGGGATAGTTATGGCATTATTGATAATCTCAATCATCCCAAACTGCTCAAAAGTTTGAAGCGCTGCTCTAACAGTGTTCAAAGGCCTACGAAATAGTGTAGACAACATTTCGTCTGTGTAATGTACACGATCATTCATCATAAGAACACCACCGTAGTTCTGCTTGCCGGCTAATGTCAGCAATTTGAACCAAACAACGATAATCGTATCAGCTTCTGGCAAGGACTCAATCAGCAGAATTTTTTCATCATCAAAAATATCTGTGACAATCTTAATCCATTTAATTTCGCTCGCCATCTCACTCCTCCCACATCTCAGCATTTACATCTTTATTAAACAAGTCCTGCTGATAAATTCTAGCCTTCTGCCAAGTATCAAACGACCGTTTTTGGTAAAATCTATAACCACGCTTGGTCTTGGTTTTCTTCGCCACAATCCAGACCATAGCTAGACCTCACGATCTGCCAATAGCTCAGCCTGGCACTTGTTGACATTCTCCAAAAAGTCAATCCGTCTGCGTAGCTCATCAATCAGCCTAGCCTGCCCGACACATTCCTGATTTTTCAGCAAAGCCAGTTTCTTGTATTCCTTGGCAGTATGCCGTGCAGTAGCAAGCTCACGTTCCAACTCATGTTGGCTT